ATTGAAAAAAATGTATTCATAGTGTTTCCTTTCTTATTATTGGTATATCCTATCACAACTAAATAGTGAAAGCAAGCAAAAAAAGCGAAAAAAATGAAAAAAATAGCAGAAAAAACCCTTATAAATCAACACATTTTAACTTTTTTTGTTCTATGTTTGTTCTTTTTATTGATTTCTTGTCAATTTTCAACAAAAACCGGCGGAATTTCAACAAAATCAAAGCGAATCGACTGCTCATGGTCGCCTGATTACGAAAAAATTGGCGAATCAGCGATGGATTCTATGGATGACATGAAAAGAGCAAATATCAAGCAGTTAAAAGCTGCTTGTAATTTTTAATAAATATAGAAAAGGGTAAAAAAATGGAATATTGCAAAAATTGTGGACATGAGTGCCATTGTGGCAGTCCTTGTGTAAAAGAACATACAGACGGCGACGGAAAAAAGGTACAAATTGAGTGTTGTAAACAATGTAGATGTGATACGCCTATTATTTAAGGAATTTATGGCAAAAATGAGATTATTTAAGTTTTGGAACGCTGATGGCGTTGAAAAAGAAAAAGAAGAGATAAGTTTAAAGAAAGCAACACGAGCTGTACAAGGCGATTTCAAAGATAAGATGATAAGTGTTGAATATATCAGTAAAAAAGGCAAAGAGATGTGTCATTCTATCGTAATACCAATTGGTAGAAAATTAAGACAATCAATTTTACAAGAACAAAGAAGAGAGGCGTTAAAAGCTAGACATGCCGGCCGTTAGTAGAAAAGGTGATAGTTTATCAACTGGACATATTTGTGCTAGTACAACTGTATTAGATACACCAGGTCAAGGTACTTGTTTTGCAAATAGTATATTGATTGCAAGAGTAAGCGACCCTACTGTATCACACCCTTTTCCACCAGCACCACCTTGTGCCCCTCATGTAGCAAATGTAAATGCAGGTTCGCCAAATGTGTTTGTAGAGGGTTTAGCAGTTGCAAGAATAGGTGATAGTACAGACGCAGGCGCTATGACTGCCGGTTCTGGTAATGTTTTTGCAAATGGCTAGAAAATTGTTATAAATATTACCGTTATGGCAATATTTGACTCTCAAATAACAAACAAAAGTACAAGAAGTTCCAGACCATTTAGAGATATTGATTTGGACTTTGAAAGAAACACAGTTACCAATGATGTAAATGTGGTTGAAGACATTGTAGCTGTAAAAAGGTCAGTAGTAAATCTAGTACAAACTAATTTTTATGAAAGACCTTTTAATCCAGAATTAGGTTGTGGTATAAGAGAGTTATTATTTGAGAATTTTACACCAATGACTAAAGTATTTCTTGAAAGAAAAATACAAGAAGTTTTAATTAATTATGAGCCAAGAATTAATTTAACAAGTGTAAATGTTGATGATGACCAAGATAGCAATAGATTAGTTGTAGATATTAATTTTTATGTTGTCGGTGTACCAGGTCCACAAGTCGTTGAAACATTTTTACAAAGGATAAGATAATAAATGTCAAATAAGTTAGTAGTATCAGATTATGATTTTGACGCAATCAAAACAAATTTAAAATCATTTTTACAAGGACAATCTCAATTTCAAGATTACGATTTTGAAGGTAGTTCTCTTAGCATTCTTTTAGATGTTTTATCTTACAATACTCATTACATGGCTTTTCTTGCCAATATGGCAACAAATGAATTATATCTTGATAGTGCAGACATAAGAAATAATATTGTATCATTAGCAAAGATGATTGGTTATACACCATCATCACCAAGAGCGCCTATAGCTAATATTGATATTATATTAAACAATGCTTCAGGTACAAGTATAACAATGAATAAAGGAACAGTTTTTACAACAACTGTAAATAATTCTTCATATCAATTCGTAACAAATTCAGATTTCACAACAACACCAGTTGCAGGTGTTTATAAGTTTTCAAGTGTACCAATTTATGAGGGTACTTTGGTAACATTTAAATATACAAATGATAGTACAGATTCAGACCAAAAATTTATAATACCAAATGATAAAGTTGATACATCAACATTGCAAGTAAGAGTTCAAAATAGTGTAAGTGATACAACTATTGAAACATACACATTAGCTGGTGGTTATAATAATGTAACTGATACATCAAAAGTTTATTTTATACAAGAGGGTAAAGACGGTAGATATGAAATATATTTTGGTGATGGTACAAATGGTAAAGCTTTAGTTGACGGAAATATAATTATATTAGATTATATTATTACAAATGTTGAAGAAGCTAATGGAGCAAGTGCATTCCAATTATCAGACACTATTGGTGGTTTTACAAATGTTACAATATCAACAACTTCATCAGCTCAAGGTGGTGTTGAAGGCGAAACAAATGATTCAATAAAATTAAATGCACCTTTACAATATGCAGCTCAAGAAAGAGCAGTTACATCTACAGATTACGAAACTTTAGTTAAATCAATTTATCCAAATGCATTATCAGTAAGTGCTTGGGGTGGTGAAGATGATGAAACGCCAAGATATGGTATTGTAAAAATAGGTATTAAAGCTGCTTCAGGTTCTACATTAACAGAAACAACTAAACAAGATATTGTAAATAAATTAAAACCATATAATGTTGCTTCAGTTGTACCTCAAATAGTTGACCCGGAAATAACTTCGGTAATATTAACATCAACTGTAAAATATAATACTTCAGCAACAACAAAATCAAGTGATACATTAAAATCGGAAATTATATCTTCTTTGACAGATTATAATACAAATACACTACAAAAATTTGACGCTATATATCGTCATTCAAAAGTAACAGGTTTAATTGATGGTACTGACAATAGTATTTTATCAAACATCACAACTGTTAAAATAAGAAAAAGTTTTACACCTACTTTAGCCTCATCTACAAAATATGCTATCTATTTTAGAAATGCATTATTTAATCCTCATGCAGGCCACAATAAAGCTGCAGGTGGTATTTTAAGTTCTACAGGTTTTAAAGTAACAGGTAGTGATAATGAAATGTTTTTTGATGATGACGGAAATGGAAATGTTAGAAGATATTACTTATCATCTGGTATTAGAACATATGCAAATGAAACACAAGGTACTATTGATTATAATTCAGGTGAAATTGTATTAAATTCTTTAAATGTTGCTTCTATATCAAATATTAGAGGTGCTACATCTACATTAATTGAAATGACAATAACTCCTTTATCAAATGATGTTGTACCAGTTAGAGACCAAATTGTAGAAATAGATATTGCAAATTCTAATATTACGGTAACAGCAGATACTTTTGTGGGAGGTTCAGCTGACGCTGGTGTGGGCTACACAACAACATCAAGCTATTAATGAACAATGGCAAAATTTAATGATAAAATCTCAACGATACTTAACAGCCAACTACCAGAATTCGTTGTTGCTGACCATCCTAAATTCGCAGAATTTTTAAGAGTATATTATCAACTTTTAGAATCAGCAGAATTATCGGTAACAGCAATTGAAGGTACAGATGGTATCTTATTACAATCAGAAACAGGTCAATCAAACAATTTAGTTTTAAACTCTAGTCGTAAAGATACAGCAAGAACATTATTAGACGAAAACGATAAAATTCTTTTAGAAGAATCTACTTATGGTAAATTTACAAGAGGTGAAACCATAACAGGTCAAACTTCAAATGCTACTGCTATTGTATTAGTAGAAGATATTGCCAATAACAGATTAATTATTTCAGCACAAGATAAATTTTTAGATAATGAAATTGTAGTAGGTCAAAGTTCAGGTGCTCAAGCTAATATATCAAATTATAAACCTAATCCAGTAAATAATATTTCAGACCTTGTAAACTTTAGGGATCCTGATAAAGTTATTGACCACTTCTTAACAAATATGAGAAATGAATTTTTGGCAACATTGCCAGAAAATTTAGCATTAGGTATAGATAAGAAAAAATTAATTAAGAATATTAAATCACTTTATAGGTCAAAAGGTTCAGTTCGTGGCCATGAAATGTTTTTTAGAATTTTATTTGGTGAACAATCAGAAACAATTTATCCTAGAGAGCAAATGCTTAAAGCTTCAGATGGTCAGTTTGACTCATTAAAAGTTTTAAGAGTTATTGCAACAGTAGGTGACGCAACATTATTAATTGGTAGAACAATAACAGGCCAAACATCAAAGGCAACTGCTATTATAGAAAACACATCTACTTTTCAAATTGGTGACCAGACCGTAACTCAATTAATTTTAAATGCAGATACAATTCAAGGTTTATTTGTTGTAGGTGAAGAAGTACAAGGTACTACATCCGATACAGACGATTATTTTATCAAAGCAAATGTTACAGGTATTCCTGGTTCTAAAAATATTACAAATGATGGTTCATTAAATACTACTGCTGATTCAATTACATTAACAGCAGGTGGACAAGGTGCATTATTTCAAGTTCAAGAAATAGGACCTGGTAAAATTACAGAAATTATTTTAGACAATAAAGGAACAGGATATGAAATAGGCGACCCTTTAGTTTTTACTAATACAGGAACAGGTGGAAAAAATGCAACCGGTTTTGTTAAAATTGTAAATGGTGGTTTTGCAGACCAAAACGGAAGTGTAGCAGCTGCAACAGGTGTTGAAGATAGAATTGTTTTAGAAGAAGCAACAAATCAAGGTGACCAATATTCAGGTAATGTTATTGTTCAAGAAAAATTTACAGACTTACAAACTATAGAAGAAATATTTTTAACAAATGGTGGTGGTCAATATACATCTCTACCAACTGTTACAGTTAATTCATCAACCGGTTCAGGTGCAATTGTTAAATCATACGGTGATGAAATAGGAAAAATTGTAAAACTAAAAACTGTTGAGTTAGGTAGAAGTTATGAAACAGCACCTACACCACCAGTTTTAGGTTTCTTTAACAACATGATTGTTACAAATATTATAGGTACATATGTTTTAGGAAACTCTGTTACAGGTGCTACTTCAGGTGCAACAGGAACAATTGCAGGTTTTAATACAAATTTAGGCTTATTAAGAATTAAAAATGTAACAGGCACTTTTCAATTAAATGAAACTATAACATCAACATCTGGTGGTACATCTACAATTAAAAAATTAGATATTGCTACTGCTTCAGTAAATGTAGTTTCTGTATCAGATACAGACGGTGAATTTATTAGTGAAAGAGGTAAACTTTCTGAAACAACAATGAGAGTACAAGATAGTTTATACTATCAAGATTATTCTTATGTTATTAAAGTAGGTCAATCTATAGCTAGATGGCGAGACGCATTTAAAAAAACAATGCACACTTCAGGTTTTTATTTTACAGGTCAAGTTGATATTGAGTCAAGAATTACGGTAACTGCTAGTGGTCCTGTTAAAGGTGTAACTTCAGGTACATTAGAAGCACCATTACTATCACTTGTAAATACTTTATTTACAACTATATTTGGTAGAAGATTAGGAACAAAAAGTGATGGCACATCATTAAGAGCAAATGCTCAAGTAGGTGTTAATGTAGATGTAAGTAATGATTATAGAGACCCATTTACAGCTAATACTAGAGATACAACGGCAACTAGAGAACCTATAGGAATTAATTATTTAAGTAGGCAAAGAAATTTACTTACTGATAACGCAGGTGGTATACATGATATTAGAAGTGGATATGCTTACGCCGGTCCAAGATATAGTTCATTGAATAGATATATTGGTTCCGCTTTTGGTAACACAGCAGTTGATTCTAAAGCAAACTCATTTCAAAACTTAAATAATTTAAGAATTGAGGGTACAAAAACAGCTCTTGACGGACAACAAGTTCCTATATTCTTGTTTACATCAAGCGATTTATTTGGTAAAATTAAGATGAATTATGCGTTTCCTTGCGAGATAGGAACAAACGCTGACTTATTCAGTAATACATTAACTAGATTTGATACTAACACAACAACATTTGACAAAACAACACCATAAAATGTTTATAAATAGTAAAAAGAGATAGAGGCAAATGGCAAAATTAACAATAAGTAGAGGTACTAACGCAAACGACGGAACAGGTGATAACCTCCGAGACGGTGCTAATAAAGTAAACCTCAATTTTAACGAAATTTATACAGCAATAGGTAACGGCACAACAATTGACGGTACTATTAAAATTGCTGACGATAGTTCTACGGTAGCAACAATTTCAGCTAATGGTGAAACATTAAAAATTCTAGGTGGTACTGCTATCAATAGTGTTATATCTGGTAACACATTAACTATTTCTGCTGACGCTTCAGCTCTATTGACTGCTACTGGCGCTGCTACAATGACTAACAAGACTATTGACTTAACTGACAATACTCTTTCAGGTACATTTGCTGAAATTAACACAGCAATTTCAGACGCAACTTTAGTTGATTTAGATGACGCACAAACTTTAACAAACAAAACAATCAATACTGACAATAATACTATTTCAGGTATTGCAGCTACAAGTTTTGTATTATCAAATGGTTCAGGAAATATAGATGGTTCAGCGGCACAAAAAGTTATACCAGCAGGTGCAGTTGTAGGTACAAGTGATTCACAAACTCTTACAAACAAAACTATTAGTGGTGCAGATAACACAATTACAAACTTATCATTAGATAGTACATCTTCAGGTTCAAAAATTAGATTCAACTTTGCAGGTACAGGTGCTTTTCCAGATGAAACAACTTATGAAGGTATGTTTGCATACGACACAACAGGTAATCAAGCTTATGTTGCAGACTCAGGTGGTTGGACAAAATTAATTAATGAAAATGCTTCAGTTGGCGATTTATCAAATGTTAACATTGTTGGTGTCGCAGACGGACAAGCATTAATATGGAGTTCAGCACAAGGTAGATTTAATCCAGGTACTGCCGGTTCATCTTTAACTGTACAAGAAGAAGGCTCAGCATTATCAACAGCAGCTACAACACTAAACTTTGTTGGTTCTAGTGTAACTGCTTCAGGAACAGGTGCAACAAAAACAATTACAATAACTGACTCAGGACATGTTGCTGGTAATGATTTAGATATGGGTAATCAGCCTTTACATGACGCAAAATATCTTTCACACCGTTCCCCAGATTCAACAATAACACAAACTTTAACCGTTACAGTTGCAACTAAAACGGCAGCTCATTATGAATATGGTAGTGGTTCTTCAAGTGGTTATTTAATTGATGGAGATGAATCACCATTATTACAATTATCTCCAGGTGTTTACAAGTTTGACCAATCAGATAGTTCAAACGCAGGACACCCATTAAAATTTTATTTTGATAAAGACAAAGATATTGAATGGTCAACAGGTGTAACAATTGCTGGAACACCAGGTAGTGCAGGTGCTCATACAACAATTACTTTTGATGATAGTACACCAACACCTTTATTTTACGCTTGTACAGCTCACGCTAATATGGGACACAAAGTTGACTTTGTAACAGGTTTACAAGCAAGAATACATAATCCAGTTGCAACTTCAGCAACAGGCGATGGTACAGATACTACATTTACAATTAGAGCAGGTAGGTGGGTACATGATGTTTTAGTTTTTGTAAATGGTATTTGTTTAGTCCCAACAACTGATTATACAATTTCAGGAACAACATTAACTTTCATCACGGCTCCGGCAAATGGAGCAGAGATAAGTGTAAGGTACATAGGATAAAAAAATGGGTGCAATAACAAGAGGATTTGCAAACTTAATACATAGCACAGGATTAAATGCTGGCTGGGTAGAGTATGCAGGCGCAGACACAGGAAATACAGCTACACATGTTGTTAGTTTACCATGGGACGCTAACCATGGTGTTATTAAAATTTTATGGTCTGCTGGTATTAGAGGTGCTAGTGATAGTTTAGTTTTTAGTGCTTCAACGGATAACTTTTCAAGTGTTACTAATATGGACGGTATGTATTGTTACTTTCAAGCAGATAGTTCAGGTGGCACTTCAAATGGAAATATTACAGAACCAAATGACGGTTTAAATGAATCATATATTAAGATTACTGCTAATCATGCAGACGGAGATGTTGTAAAAGGTGAAACAACATTATTTGGTGGCACATGGCATACTAATGGCGGTGCTACAAGAAGAAATCAGTTCTCTTGGAGAACGGAAACGGTAACACATCAAGGTACTGGAATTTATGTTGAAAGAGTATTTTCACATGGTCAAGTAGCAAGAGCATTAGCAGGTTCAGAATCTACAATGCCGACCCATGTTAGATGGCATGAATTAGGTGGTGCAAATATAGATTTTAAATATGTTGCATATAAATTAAGGGATAATTATTAAAATGAGTAAAGTATCAGAAAACGGTGTAGTAAGAGATATGACTGCTGAAGAGCAGGCAGCTTTTGACGCAATCACAACTCAAGCGACAACCGACAACAATGCAAATAAGTATAAATTAGAAAGAAGTAAATCATACCCAGGTATTGCAGAGCAATTAGATATGATTTATAAGGCTATTGACGCTGATAATGATTTAAAAACAAAATTTTCAGATTTTCATACAGCCATTAAAACCGTTAAAGATAATAACCCTAAACCGGAATAAGATGGTGAAAACTTGTATAAATATTGAATAAGGAAGAAATAAAAAGATATGCCAGCAATAATAACAGACAGATTTAGAATTCACAATAGTGAACAATTTTCAGAGGCGTTTTCTGAAGCTTCAGGTAATACTTTTTACCTAGGTATCGGAAGACCTCAACCTTTTGCTACATCTACAAGAGCAGACGGAAGAACAAATAACGAAGGAACAGATTCAGCTCCAGTTACACCAGCAGATAATGTTAACGCACAACACTTTCCTTTTGATGATTTATTAGCTGCTAAAAAAATTACTTCAACAGATATTACTTTTGCAGTACCAAGAAGAAACTGGACAACAGGTACAACATACGATATTTACAGACATGATTATGGAGAATTTCAAACAGGTAATACAACTAAAATTGCGGCTAATAGTGGTGCGTCAACTTTACATGACTCATCTTTTTATATATTAACAGCTGCTAGAAATGTTTACAAATGTTTAGAAAATAATAATAACGCAGCTTCAACTGTTGAACCTACTGATACAACTCCATCAATTATATCTACTTCCGATGGTTATAAGTGGAAATACATGTACACTTTATCTGCTTCACAACAAGCAAACTTTTTATCTACAGATTTCATGGCAGTTGAAACAAACTCAACTGTATCATCAGCCGCTGTTGACGGTGCAATCAACATTGTAAAAATTAAAACTGCTGGCTCAGGTGGTACTGACGGTACACATACTGGTATAGCAATGAGAGGTGACGGTTCAAACGGAACAGTTTCGGTTACAGTTACTTCTGGTGCAATTACAGCAGTTACGGTTACAAATGCAGGAACAGGTTATACTTTTGCAACAATTTCAAATGCACAAATAGTTGCCGCTGGTGCTACAAACCTAGTCGGTG